GCATCCAGGGCATCGTTGACGCCCCCGTCCGTGCGCAGGGCCCGATCTCCTTGTCGTCAATGGGGGGTATTTTGTATTCACTCAACATGCCGTTCCAAAAACTCTCGCGAACTTCTCTTGTATTATTGAGGATGCTGGTTGGGATGATTTTTTTTTCATTATTGTCTGCCGCAAATGATATCCCCATGACTCTGGCTTGTTCAACAGTGATCACTGGCACTTCATCGGATGCAGGTTGTGGCTGCGGCAATGCACAATGCAGCAATTTGGTTCCAATCTCCACATTTTTTGGTGAAATCTCATCACCGTTTGAGAGAATCAAAGAATGGTCGTCCGTGACGTCAACAATTCCAGTGTGCGTAATGATTCTCATCATTTTTTTGTGAGGGGCGAGTGCGTGCCGAATCACGCGATGAAGACGAGTCCATCCCTTTTCTGACCACGTTTCCACGCCGCACATCATTTCGCAAACCTCTTTGGTTTGTTTTCCCTCTTCTTTGCATTGTGTCCAGGTATTAGGACTGGCTCCGTATTTTTCTGCAAGCGCTTCAATGGGACAAACGTCAATGACGCCGCTCAACCGAACATACACTGGAGTGTGTGCCGCCACACTGTCACCATACACGTACTCGGCCCGCGTGTGCACGATGCCGTATTTGCTCGTTTGGCATTCGGCGTCCCCATACACCTCCTCCACCATGCGCTTGGCGTATGTCAGCAGCTTGCGCCCGGTGGCCGTCGTGGAAGCCGCCACATCCACTTCGTAGAACGAGCTGGTCTTGGCGCCGCACTGCCCGTACAGCGAGTTTGCCGTCACTTTATAAGCCAGCTGCCGCTTGTCCAGCACGTTGGCCATGAAGGGGTCAGACTGCTGCTCCGCCAGCTTGCGCGTGGCCTTGCGCGCGGCGAGCAGCTCCTCCAGAATGGACGGCAGAATGGCCTTGGTCCCGTGCTGGAACTGCGCAAACCGGCACACCTTTTTGCCGATCAAGTGCTTCTCCATCTTGCCACGCGGGTTCGGCTTCCAGCGATACGTGTCGTATTCCACGTCCACATACGTGTATTCCGGCAGGTTGTCGTACACGTGCTGCCCGGTTTTCGGGTCCTTTTCACCCGTCTCGCGCACCAGATTGCCGTCCAGGTCGTACTCCTTGGTCCACACCTTGCTGTCGTGCGACAGGTTCTCGCTGATCATGGAGGACGGATACAGCGACGAGTAATCGTTGCAGGCCACGGGGTTGTCCAAGTAGAGGCCGCGCTTCGGGGGCAGCACGATGGCGCCCTCGTAGCCCTCGCCGGACGGGCCCTTGTCAATCACGGGCATGAGCGTGTTTTTCTCGCGGCACTTTTTGGCCATGTAGCTCGTCAGTTTGATGCCCTGGCCGCGAATGACCAGGAAACTGATGGGCACGCTGCAAATCTTCGCCATCTCGTTGTAGCCGGTGATGACATCCACCTTGTTCATGAGATGGTGCACGAGGTTGCAATCCTGAATGCAGTACTTGGCAATGACGGCGCGCGGGCCGGGTCCCTCGTTCGTCATGCGGAAAATGTCCTGCGGCGTGACGTCGTCCTTGGAGACGCCCCAGCGCACGTGCTTCGTCAGGTCGGGGGTCTCATGTCCGACGATTTCAAAGTGGCCGTCCGCGCGATTGACGGCCACGACCTGGAATTTTTGGCCGTCCTTGTAGGGGTCGGTGGAGTGGCCGGTCTCCTCCAGCGCAATGTAGTTGCCGACCTCCAGGCCGGTGAGGTTCTTGCTGAAAATGCGGGTCTTATCCACGAGGTGCTCCAATTTAATCACGTTGTCGCCGATGAAGTAGGAGCCCACGTAGTCCAGCTTGTACGACGTGAGGTTGTAGTCGCGGCGGAAGTAGTTGTACATGTCAATTTGCAGGCGGCCGGGCATGGCAATGTAGTGCAGGTCGTACTGGCCGCTGGCGAGGGCGATGCTGGTTTCTTCAATTTCCACACGCCCCGTTTTGAAATCGCGCTTGCCGCAAAACTCGTCGGCATTGCGCGACAGCTTCAGGAAATCGTCTTCCACGTGGTTTTCCAGGGCCCGGCGAAACATGAAGTTGTAGTCAAACCCGAAGATGTTGTAGCCGATGATGATGTCGGGGTCTTCGCGCTGGACAAGGGCGGTCCAAGCTTGCAGCAGCGCGCGCTCGGTTTTGCAGCTGACAATTTCTGCGTCCGGCACCGGATCGCAGGTGCCCAGCGCAAGGCAATGGTTCAAATAGGGGCGGGTTTCGCCGTATCGCAGGAAGGTGGATCCAATGAACGTGACCTTGTCGCCCTCCACGGCCGGAAACACGACCAGCAGCGCGTCGTTCATGTGGTTGATTTTGGTTTCGCGGTCCAACCCAGGAGATCGCAGCATGTCTGCTATGGATGCATCGGTTGATGATGCTGCCGAGGATGATGCGTTTGCATTTGGAGTTGTTTTTGGTTTTGTCCATGCCGTTGCTGTGGTGAAGACGCTTTTGTCGTCTGCTGCATCGTCTGCTGCATCGTCGCCATCCTCATCATTGTCGGCGGCAAACTCTGCGTCTGCTTCTGCTCGTTGTTTTTCAAACATGCGTTCAATTGTGTTCACAATCAATGCTTCCGGGTCGGCTTCTTGCACCAGCGTTTGAATGGGCGTGGACCACATGCGCTCAAACATGACATCAAGCTGCTGCGGGCCGGGCGCAGTTTTGGTGTAAATGCGTTCAATGTCGTCGTGCAGCGTGAACGCAGGGGCTGACCGGGATTTGGGGTCGTGGAATGCCGTGCGAATCATCCGCTGTACTTCGGATTTGGTTGCGGCGGCGGGCTCTTTCAAGCACGCGTCCACAATGTTGGCGGCGAGCTTTTTGTAGGTTTTGATGGGGACGGGAAAATCGCCGTGGCTGCTGCTGGCCTCAATGTCAAAACTCATGATTTTGTAGGGAACGAGGGTTTCCTTTTCGGGTTGCGGAACGACGCACTTGTGCCCGACGTGGTATTCATGATGGCACGTGGTTTGCTTTTGGGTTTGTGTTTCAATGGGTGCGCCCTTGACCTTGACCCAGCCCGACGGACTGATGTCCTTGATGTGGAAGTAGCGCAGCAGGGGCGGGATGTTGGCCTCGTAAATTTGGGTGTCGTTGTATCCGTGGGAATTCAGGCGCATTTCATCGCCTTTGCGAACATACCACTGGTTCTTCGCGCGGTTCATGGTGGCCATGTTTTTGAATTTCAGCATCAGGAACTTGTGGTCCTTGCCGCCGTCAAACCCGTAGAGCGTTTTGCGGCGAATGAGCTTGCACTCGTCCGTCAAAATGGAGTCCTCGTTGAATTTTCCGACCGCCTTTTTCAGGTCGGCGATGAAGCGCGCCTTGGCGTCAAACCCCCACGTTTCGGGAACCTTCGCGTAAAAGAATGGTTCATAATCGCGCACAATGATGCAGCACGTGTTGCCCTGCTCGTTGATGCCAAACATCTGAATTGTGAATTGTTTTTTGTCCTTGTTGAATTTTTTGGTGTATCCATTCCCGTTGCTGCTGCTGCTGCTGCTGCTGCTGCTGCCGCCTTGAGCGCCTGGCGCTTCATCACGCACCTGAAAATCAAATAAACGGAATGAATGTGATTGTGTGTCCGTTTGTGTGTCCGTTTGTGTGTCCGTTTGTGTGTCCGTTTGTGTGTCCATAATTGTATTGCAATGATTTAACTTGCTGAGTTGGCTTGTTTTGGTTAGATTGCATGCAGTGTTTAATTGATTTCAATTTTTATTTTATTGTATTAGTGCGCAAATAATATAAAATAATAGTGTCATGTGCAATTATAATTGAATAATTAATTATTAGTAAATGAGTAGTGCTGCTTCCATATCTGCAGCGAAGAAACGTCGTGCCAATCAAGTGCAACCCACCATGACAATTCCGCAACAGCCGCAGATGCAACGACCCGCGACAGCTCCGTCTTTAGCAAATTTGACGCCCGCCCAACGCCAACAATTCATGTTGCAACAGCAGCAACGCGCACAACAGCAACAGCAGGCGCAACATCAGGCGCAACATCAGGCGCAACATCCGGCGCAACAGCAGGCGCAACATCAGGCGCAACAGCAGGCGCAACATCAGGCGCAACAGCAGGCGCAACAGCAGGCGCAACAGCAGGCGCAACAGCAGGCGCAACAATCCCGAACAATGCAATCACGCACACAGCAACCGCAACAGCAACCGCAACATCAATCGCAACAGCAACCGCAACAAGGAAAAAAGGGAGAGTTGGCATGGCCTGCGCCACCCATTTACCTAATGAAACAAATGGACACCATGCTGTTTCAACAGAGTCAAACCATTGATGACATAAAGAACCGGTTGAATTGCATTGAATCCGGCGCGTTTTCTGAGTCTGGATTGGCTGGATTGGCTGGATTGTCTGGATTGCATGAATCTTCAGAATTGGATTTAGACCAAATTAAGCCCGCGCTCATGTCTGACAACGATTTTGTGTCTGGCATTGTGGACAACATCATGACCAATTCCAACTTGTCCGAAATCATTGAACAAATTGACATCGTTCAAACCGAAACCCGGGAATTGCGCGAATTGCTTCACGCTCAACAAAAGACCATCAATGAAATGAACATCATGTTGCTGAAATTGATTAGCCAAAGTTTAGTTCCTGCCGCTACAGCTGCGCTTATTCCCGCTGCTGCGCATATTCCCGATACAGCTGCGCTTATTCCCGCTACAGCTGCGCTTATTCCCGATACAGCTGCGCTTATTCCCGCTACAGCTGCGCATATTCCCGCTGCTGCGCATATTCCCGATACAGCTGCGCTTATTCCCGCTACAGCTGCGCTTATTCCCGATACAGCTGCGCTTATTCCCGCTACAGCTGCGCATATTCCCGCTACGCTTAATGCCGCGCTTAATGCCGCGCCCGTGCCTGCAGTTGCAGAAGATGAACGCGATGAGGATGAAACGGGGGGTGCTGGAGATAATGTTGTCGTGGATACTGTTGTCGTGGATACGGTTGTTGGGAATGCGGTTGTTGAGGATGCTGGATCCGCTCGTGCAGATGAGAAGAATAACATTCAGCTGGATGTAATGGATGTATGATCAATCAATCAATCAATTGCATACGACCCCCTCGTAATATTTATATGAAAATTATGGTAGCATATAAATAAGCATAAATACTCAAAGTATTTAAAAAATAAATCACACAATTCATTAGTGTATTGCATATATTACCCCTCTCCCCCCCCCATTAAAATGCAGTCAGTGTTTGCCGTGCTTATATTTTGCGTGGTCTTGTTCCTGTATTTGCACATTTATTTTCACATGAAAACCAGCAACGACTTGGAGGTGTACGAAATAGACCAACCGTCCAAAGACAAATTGGAAGAGGTGTGCGATTTGCGGCAGCCCGTGCTGTTTGATTACGCGAACGATCGGCTGATGGAATCGTGCACGCTGAATGCAATCCGCGCCGCATACGGCGCATTTGACGTGCGTCTTCGCAACGTGAAAGACGCGGCGGATGAAGCCGACGCAACCGAATTGTACGTGCCACTCACGCTGCACGCCGTTGCGGAGTCGTTCCGCGGCGACAAGGAATCGCGCTACATCAGCGAGAACAACGGCGACTTCCTGGAAGAGACGGGTCTCATCAAAACGTTCAAATACAACGACGCGTTTTTGCGCCCGCCCATGGTGTCCAAATGCATGTATGACGTCATGTGCGCGTCTCCCGGAACCACGACGCCGTTGCGGTACGAGCTGAATTATCGCAACTATTATTTAGTGACGCATGGCAGCGTTAAGCTGCGGCTGATTCCCCCCCACGCCAGCAAGTACCTGTGCCCCGTGGCCGACTACGACAATTTTGAGTTTCGGTCGCCCGTGAATCCGTGGCAAATACAACCCGAGTACCGCGCCGATTTTGATAAAATTAAGACGATGGACGTGGAACTGCGCGCAGGACAAATCATTTACATACCGGCGTATTGGTGGTGCAGCATGCGGTTTCCAAATGACGCGTCATCCACAATCTGCTGTTTCAAGTATCGCACCTACATGAACACGGTGAGCATATTGAACCAGCTGGGCATGTGGTTGCTGCAGCAACAAAACGTGAAGCGCGACACCATTGAAAAAAAAATAACAGCTGGTGGGCGACAAGAGCCGTTGGAACAAGCGCCCACAGGAACGACCACCCCCCCAATCGGGGGGAACCAAGATTCCCCGACCCCCTCCTTAGTGGGGACCCACTCATTAGGGGTTCAAGATGGGATTTGCCCCCTTTAAAAACTCGGCGGCGCTTATGCGGTCTTCGGCCGGGCAAAGCGCGCGCCGAAATAAGTTGCGTGTCGGCTCATCCTGTATTCGGTCAAAATATTCGGGATTGATGTGGCCGTTCCGACCAACATCAAAAAAGTCGGACGGGTAGTCCTTTGAATGCGCAGTGATTTTGCGCAACACGATCATCGTGAAAAACATTAGCGCAAACGACCACACGTCGTGATGCCTTTGAATTTTTGTCCATTTGTATGTGTCCATGTCAATGGAGGGGTTGAACCCGTTTCCCGTTTCAGGGGCGCAAAACGGCTTGGTCCCGCCGGTTCCATCACTGTGCTCCGGGCTTCCCGACATTCCGAAATCAATCAAATAGAGCGACAACGACGGCGACGGCTTCTTCCATTCTGCGTCAGAATCGGAAGACCGTGTGGAATCGCTTGAATCGGACCCGGAAACGCGATCATGTCCCGAATTGGCGCAGCAGGGAGTTATTTTTATCAACGTGTTTCCGGGCTTGATGTCCCCGTGCACAATGTTTGACGCGTGCAAATAAGTGATCGCTTCCGCCATTTGAAGGCACAGCCGCATGATTTGATCATTTGTGGGAGACACGTTCGCGTGTTTAAACCACGCGTCCAGCGTTTGAGAATGGCGTACGATGGGCTGTATGCTGTACGAAATGTGATGAAACATGGTGCGCACGTTGGCCGGTATTTTGCAGATGCTATTCAAATGCACTTGCACCGGCAAAACAATGTGATGAACTGGATCAATTCCGCATCCGACCACCATGTCGTGCTTGGTCGTGTATTTCATTAGTTTTGAAACCACAAAATGTTCCGAGACAATTTGCGAGTTGTGAAACGCGTGCTCCACCCGCACTATGAATGAGTTGATGCGGAAGATGCCGATCATGGTGCGTAATCGACGATACATGTTGAACATTTGCGGACGGTCGTGAACGTCTACGTCCGACACATCAATTTGCAATGCGGGACGGCGCCCTATTTTTCTAATGTAGTTTGGAATGTCGTCAGTGCATGTTTCGTATGTTCTAAGCGTGTATTTTTTGTGCTCCGTGAAGAAATACAGTTGCCGAATCATTGCCGCCAGTGGCACAATGTCGTCCATTGCAGCCATATTCCATTTATGGATCACATCCAATTCATGCTCGTATTCAAAATCATCTGTGGCAGGGAGCGCGGCGGGAACTGCAACCGCGGCGGGAACTGCAACCGCGGCGGCAGGAAGGGGGGGTATCATGCGTGCATCTGAAAATTCCGAATACGACCCGGAATTGTCATGGACGGGAGTATGATCGCATCCGCACGTTTTCATTGGTGAATTCATTATTTTTTTAATAAATGTCCGAATGAATCTAAACATGAGGGGGTGGGGGATTGTAATAATTCGGGGTGTTCGGTTTATATTGTTTATATTTTGCATAAAAAATATAAACACAATGCATGCCTTATGCGCAACGCAACCAATGAAATCAAATGCTGCGCTGGACATGGCGTCGCTTGAAAAGGCGCTGGACAATGAAAACAACGCGGTCGTTTCAACGATGACCACGCGCAAAATCCGCGCAGAAAACATGCGACAACTGCAGCAGCTGGGGTTCAGCCCAGCCACCTTTGCGGATTACGCTCACAAATTGAGAGATTATCGGTACGTGGATGATTTGAACGGGCTCACGCACGGAGCCTACATCCGCTGGATTGACTTGAAGAATCCGGAACGCCTGTGTCTTGCGCGGGGGGCCATCATTTGCGACATCAAAATCGGGCAAAAAGGGGTGCATCTGCTGTGCAAAACACACCCCAGTCCCGCCATGTTTCACGTGATCATGGATGAAGTCATCATTTTTCAGCGCTTGAGCCAGCAAGAGCGCGTCATTCTTGCCGCGATGGATTATTTGGACGAGGACGGGGACGAGGACGGGGACGAGGACGGGGACGAGGGCGACGCATGATGCATTAGAGCCCGATAATCGACACGAGAAATGACGACGAATTCAGTGTCGTCATCGTCGTCGCACGCGTTGGAAGTGGGTTTGGATGAGACGAGATACGCAATGCCGTCATACGTTTTTCCTAAACACCATGCGCTCAATTTGAATGCGACGGCCAACGCCAATTCGGCAATGAAGAAAATCACCATGCACGGAATGGAAGGGTCTTATCATTTTGCAAATATAATATTTTTACGGGTTTTGGCAAGTCGGCGTCCCTTGCGGGGTTGCAATTGCGCTCGTCCCTTGCACGACATGTCAAAGTATTTCAACCCTTTTTTTCTAAACACGCTGGCAGTGCATAGCCCAATCGCATTTTGAGTGCCCACCTTTTTCTCAACGGCCTGGATGCATTTACACAACTTGGTTGCTAAAATATCTTCTGCCGTTTGTTTTAGCTCGCGGTTGCTCAAATGCTCAAATGGCAGTTTGTAATACGAGAGAATCTTCTCATAATCGGTTTTTGTCATGGTCATGGAACGCGATGTGCTCATATTCATGTGATATTATGTGATTTGATGTGATTTGGTGTGATTTGATGTGATTTGGTGTGAAAATTGTAAATATGATAATGGTGCTTGTCTCTAATTATGTCTAAAACCAAACCCGGGTCCTAATAAACCCGGATAAAATATTTTAATTATGGGGTGTTGCAAAAAAATGACATAAATAAACCTGCAAATTTAAATATTGAATTATTATAATTGATTTAGTGCGCATTCGCATTTTAAAAAGGGATCACACGATGGCAAATATCCCGAAAAAAAAAATAGTGGTGCTTGACGTGGATGAAACTCTCGGATATTTTGTGGAGCTCGGTATTTTATGCGATGCGCTCACCCAACTGGCATGGAACAACGACGCGGCAGCTCAATACACGCACTTCAACCATTTGATGGATGCATTTCCTGAATTCCTGCGACCGAACATCCTGGACATCCTGCGATTTTTGAAAATGAAAAAAGACGCAAACGAATGCTGCGGGGTCATGGTTTACACCAACAACAACGGCCCTCGCGCATGGGTGGAACACATCATCAAATACATGGAATCCAAACTGGGCGCGCCGCTGTTCGACCAAATCGTGGCGGCGTTCAAAGTGAACGGGAAAATCATAGAAATGGGCCGCACCACGCACGACAAAACGTATGAAGATTTGCTGCGGTGCACCAAGCTGCCGTCCAATGTGGAAGTGTGCTTCTTGGACGACCAAATGCACTCACACATGGAGCACGGGCAGGTGTATTACATCCACGTGAAACCCTACGTGCATCAACTCAGTGTGCAAACATTGATGGACCGATTTTTGCAGAGTCATGCGCTGCGTTCAACCACGACGGCACCCGAGTTGCACCACCGCGTCTCAAATTTCATGCAACGGTTTAGCGCAACCCACGTTCCAAAAGACCCGATGGAACAAGAGATTGACCGCATTATTAGCAAAAAAATAATGGAACATCTGAATGAGTTTTTTAAGGGCATCCCCCAAGCCCCAAAACCGCTTCCATTAAAGCTGCAAACCACATTAAAGCAGTATGATCATGCCAATAAACCTGA